ATATGTTAGGGATGGCACCCCCCTGCCCGCCAAATTTGACTATGCTTTATCGGCAATAGATGGTTTGAAAGCTAAACGCGGTGATAAGTTATGTGAATATAAGTTAGGGTTAACCGAAGATTTAGAAGTCTGTGGGTTCTATGATAAGGCTGTATGGTTTCGAGGTATAGCAGACCTACTAATAATTGATAATGATGTAGCTTGGGTGGTAGACTATAAAACAGGAAAATCCGCAAGGTATGCTGACAAGGGACAGCTAGAGTTGATGGCTATGGCCGTCTTCAAACACTTTCCCAAAGTAGAAGTAGTACGAGCGGCACTAATGTTCGTAGTATCTGAGGATTTAATAACAAGTTCCTATAACAGAGAACAAGAAGACACTCTCTGGGATAAGTGGATTAAGTCCTTTAACCAACTAAAGGGTGCATATACGCACGATGTGTGGAATGCTAAACCTAGTGGGTTGTGTAGAAACCATTGCGCCGTAACCGAATGCGCGTACAACGGTAGGAATTAGACTATGGCATATACCAAAACTAAACGGCCTTATAAAAAAGAATATAAGAAGCAGAAAGAACGGGGTGAACACCCTAATCGTATGGAACGACAGCGTGCTAGACGGAAAATAGATAAAGAAAAAGGCCCCAAGTACCGAAAAGGCAAAGATGTTAGCCATAACAAGATGCTGAGTAAGGGCGGTTCTAACAGTGATGGAGTCAAACTAGAAGCTCCCAGTAAAAACCGCAGCCGAAACGGACGAAAGAAAAAAGCTATCAGGCGTAAAGCCTAAGAGTACGCAAATCATAGGAGATATCAGTGCAAATAATAAAAGATAAAGCACTACTATTCACAACAGACAATCCAGAAGGGGTTACCAAGGCTATAAAGAAAAGTAGTGATGTTGGAGACAATAAAGTTCTAGTAAATTGGGGTATGACAGAGGTACACGCTCTGAAAGACCTTAACATAGAGGCTCCTTCCCCTATAACCGGTAGATATAAATGGCCGGGGCAACACAAACCTTTTGAGCATCAGAAGACTACTTCTGCATTCCTAACTATACATAAACGAGTATTTTGTTTTAACGAGCAAGGTACGGGTAAAACTGCGTCGGCTATATGGGCATCAGATTTTCTTATGTCCCAAGGTATTATTCGGCGGGTGCTGGTGATTTGCCCACTGTCAATTATGGATAGTGCATGGAGGGCAGACTTATTTACTTTTACTATGCACCGTAGTGTGAGTATTGCATATGGCCCAGCCAAAAAACGCGCGGCTATAATAGCTGGTGGGGCTGAGTATGTTATAATAAATTATGATGGTGTAGATATAGTATATGACGCTATAGCCGAGGGTGGTTTCGATCTCATAATTGCCGATGAGGCTACACACTACAAGAACGCACAAACTAAGCGGTGGAAGACCCTCAATAAATTGGTTAAGCCAGATACATGGCTTTGGATGATGACGGGTACCCCTGCAGCACAAAGCCCCGTAGATGCTTATGGTTTAGCCAAACTTGTTAATCCTAAGAACACCCCCCGGTTCTATGGATCTTTCCGCGATATGGTTATGTACAGGATATCTAATTTTAAATGGCTACCAAAAGATAGTGCTAGCGACACCGTATTTAATGTATTGCAGCCTGCCATACGATTTACGAAAGCCGATTGTCTTGATTTACCCGACATGGTGTACACAAAACGAGAGGTAGAACTAACCAAACAACAGAAGAAATACTATAATACCCTGAAGAAACATATGGTTATGCAGGCTGCAGGGGAAGAAATAACAGCTATAAATGCTGCGGTTAATATGAATAAGTTGCTCCAGATATCTTGTGGTGCCATATACACGGATAAGGGTGACGCACTGGAATTTGACGTTACACATAGGTACAAGGTTCTACGTGAGGTTATTGATGAATCTAGCCAAAAAGTTCTAGTATTTGTCCCTTTTCGACATGCGATAAATATCTTATCAGGTAAATTAAATAGTGACGGTATAAGTAACGCTATTATACAGGGTAGTGTATCGGCATCGCGCCGAACCGAGATTTTTAAATCATTCCAAGAACAAGATGATCCACAGGTATTAATAATCCAGCCAGCCGCCGCCGCACACGGGGTAACCCTTACCGCTGCCAATACAGTGGTATGGTGGGGGCCTACTAGTTCTCTGGAAACATATCTACAAGCTAATGCCCGTGTACACCGGGCCGGGCAGGAACATAAGTGCACAGTGATACAGCTACAAGGTTCACTCATAGAAAGACACGTTTACAATTTGCTAGATAACAAAATAGATATTCACACACAAATACTAGATTTATACAACGGATTGCTTGACTAAGCTAACATATGATATTAGTATGTAACTCCCTTGCATGAGAGGAGCATATTATATGAGTGATGCCCCCGTAGATTTGGAGAAGCTAACCAAAATCTATTTGAAGATAAAAGAACGTCGGAGTGGACTATCTGCCACGTTTAAGGAACAAGATAGCGAACTCAAATCCCAGCAAGAAACTATCAAAACAGCCCTACTTGAGTATTGTGCAGAACATGGGGTTGAGAGTGTACGTACCTCCGAAGGACTCTTCTACAAAACAGTACGTACTCGCTATTGGACTTCCGATTGGGAGAGTATGTACAAATTTGTACTAGAACATAACGTCCCTGAGTTTTTCGCTAAGAGCCTTAATCAGGGTAATGTAAAACAGTTCCTTGAGGAGAACCCAGAAGTTATGCCCCAAGGACTTAATGCAGATAGTGAATATTCAATATCTGTGAGGAGAAAATAGTGAATACCCCAGCATACGTGCCTATCGAAGATGTATCTAAACATTTTAGTGTATCCATATCCACAGTGCGGGTATGGATAAGAGGTAAGCATATACCACCCTCGGCTTATATAAAGGTAGGTAATACATACAGGTTTTCGATACCTGCTGTAGTGGCCGCGCTATCTTCAGAAAAAGTTAGTCCTGAGACTAACAATACAGACGATACGTCTACCAAATTTGATCTAGACCCTGATAAAGATTTTTAGGTTAAGTGTTACGTCTAGATATACACGACGGGGTTTTTAGGGATGAAGTATCTGAAAGCCCCACTTATTACGGTGTTATAGTAAACGCCGCTTCTATTTCCCGTTCTTATTATGAGGGGAATTATGATCCAGATAGATTAAATATCCCTACATGTTGGTCGTCTGATACGCAAGTACCGTCGCCTAATGTACCAAAACACCAGCGCCAATCGGCAAGGTGTATGGATTGTAAGTATAATATTCGCGGTTCTGGTTACGGTAGTAGTCGGGCGTGTAGGTTCGCGCAGAGGTTAGCCATATTACCACAAGAAGATATGACTACAGTGTATCAGTTACGTTTACCTGCCACATCTATTTTTGGGCAAGCGCGGGAAGGGAACTTACCTCTACAAGCCTACGCTAGGTTCCTTAAAAATATGGATACCGCGCCTAAAGCACTTGTTACGCAGATGTATTTCGACAGACATAGTACTACACCAAAACTCTTCTTCAAAGCTGAACGACCTCTTACCGAAGAAGAACTATCTGTTACTTCTGGTATGGTGGATAACGTAGACACAATACGCGCCATTACACTAGAATTTACGCCTTACAGTACCACAAATATATCCCCGTTCCCTGAAGTAGACGGGTTTCAATCAACATAAACTAGGAGAATATCATGGCTACAGTTAACACTATGTTTTGCATTAACGGTGTAGAAGCATTATGGCCCAGGATTAATCGCTGTTATCGGTATGACAGTAATGAGAAAAGATCAGTTCCCTGTGACGCGCTCGATGATGGCGCTAGATATGAGATAAATTTCCGTATGAACAAGCCCCGTGCCAACGAATTGTGGACTGCCATGCGGGAAGCCTACAAGATAAAAGCAGATACCCAAGATAATTGGCCTAAGAAGTTTAATAACCCCTTCAAGAAAGATGAAGATGGTACGTTTATCTTTAAAGCCTCTTTAAAAGGCGCGTATGGAAAAGATGTTACGCGTAAACCTACGCAGTATGATTCACGGAATACCGAGTTAGATGAAGACTTTATGCTAACAACGGGTAGTACCGTTAATGTTGCTGTATCTTTCACACCTTATAACGGAAGTATGGGTACAGGGGTATCA